CATGAGAATAAATTAGGTTGGTCAGGTACTCCAATTTATCTCACAAAATTAAAAGGCGAACCAATTATTCCAGAATTGGTAGGTTTAGTTTCTCGATATGTTCTAGTAGGTACCACACAATATATGATTTTTGTACCTTTTGATTCTATTAATTTACCTAGTTATCCAGATGGAGGAAATTATACTGTTCCAACTATGATGAGGATCAAATTACAACCCAATTTAACTGTTTCAGACGTATATGAAGACTTTTATAAGAGTGGTTACAAATTGCGTAAAACAACAAGTCCAAAGTGTGTTTTAGGACATTTATCAGATGAACAAGTAGAGTCTATTGGAGAATTTGTTGGATATTCAGATGAGTTACGTTCTACTCCTCATACTAAATTTGTTGAGAGTAATTTATTTGGTCGAGCTAAATTATTTAGTGGTATTGCAGAAGAATTTGGGATTCCAAATTTACACCCAACACGACAAGGTGAGATTTATGTTGATCCAAAATTAGCAGCAGTACGTCAGATGGTAGGATGTGGAACAATATGTGATCCAGCTATCTTTCATGAAGCTTCTGATATTGTGTATCAAGAAGTATTACGACATACATATGATATGTTACACACTGTTGTGCCTTTAACAATCACTGAGGCTATACGAGGAACTTTATTTACCAACCCCTTAAATCTCAAAGCTGGATGTGGTTATCCATTCTTTGGAAAAAAGAAAGATGATATCGTATGTGGTGGATTAGAAGAACCCCAATTACGAGAGTGGTTTGCTGAAGCATTGATGCACACTATTAGGAAGATTGATGAAGGAGAACCAGTTTTAAATGTCGCTGTTATGACAATTAAAGACGAGATCATTAAACGATCGAAGATTGACGCAGGTATGGAACGAGCATATTTTTCAGGTAATGCGATTTTTCTTATGTTGTGTAGGATTTATTTGGGTAAAATGACTGACATTTTCATGGCTCGACGGGATACTATGTTTGGTCAGATTGGTATGAATGCAGCTTCTACTGAGTTACATGATCGTTTATTACATATGTATGAGGAAATTGAAGGTAAACAAAAGAATTTAGGAGCATTTTTATTTGAAGAAGGATGGTTGGATACTGATTATAGTAAATATGATAAGCGTTTATTAGTATTGGTTTATGGAGTTGACGTATTATGGCGATTATTCCAAGAATGTCCTTTTTATAAAGATCCTGCGAATGCTCAAGAGTTAAAACGATTAAAGGCGGTTTTAACTGGTTTATGTAATTATATAATGGTTATAGATGGAGCTGTTTTTATTTGCAAAAAACGAATGCCTAGTGGAGTTTATGGAACAGGATGGTTAAATTGTATTTGTGAAGCTATTCTTGAGGTTTTACAGTACCATTTCTGTATTGCTAAACATTGTCAAGACGTTGGTCAAGAAATTCCTGCAAAGAATTTTGTTGCAGAACAACGCAAGATTCATCCATTTTTTAAAGATGTGGCTTTAATTAATTATGGAGACGACAATTTAAAATATATATCCAAACACAAGCGATATGTTTATACTGATGAAAACATAAAAGCTTTTGGTGAGTTCATAGCAATGGATATTACAACACCACGAAAAGAAGATGGAGAGACCATCAAGTTTAAGAATGTTCAACAAACTTACTTTCTTAAACGAACCCCTACCTATGATATGGTGAGGAAGAAATTAACAGGAATGCTAGCTATAGCATCTATTGTTAAAAGTTTGTGTTACACTGACTCAAAATCTGAGGATTGGGAAGAATCAGTGACTAGAGGAGCGATGTTAGAATTAAGTCTACATCCTCCTGAATTGTATGATGCTTTTTGTACTATTTTCCAAAAAGAAAATAAATATGAAGAGCATAAAGCTTGCATCTTAAAAGGAGAGAGTAATTGGGTAGAACAATGTTCTATTGATTTAGAATCTCAAGTATATGATGTCTTTGCAAGTGACAATCGAGCCGTGCCAGGGCTAGACAAAACAGGCGTGTTTAATATTGAATACGTCTGACCGGCGTATTTATATTTAACACCTTGACTGGTGATTTT